AGAAGAAGAGGTTTGACATCGGTGTAGCAGAAATGCTACACTTGTGTTAGGAGAATAATAATTAGATGGCTCTATTTAAAAAAGTTGCCGCGATGACAGACATTCATTTTGGTCTTAAGTCCAACTCGGCAATACATAATCAAGATTGCGAAGATTTTGTAGATTGGTTTATAGAACAAGCACAGGCTAACGGCTGTGAAACTTGTATATTTTTAGGCGACTGGCATCATAATCGCAATTCGATTAATTTAATAACTCTAGATACTTCAATAAGATGTCTAGAAAAATTAGGTGCGGCTTTTGAACAGTTTTTTTGGTTTCCCGGCAACCACGATTTGTTTTACAAAGACAAGCGAGATGTTCATTCCAGTGCGTTCGGTCGACACATTCCAGGAGTTACCGTCGTAGACGGTATTACAACTCTTGATGACGTCACCCTTGTTCCGTGGTTAGTCGGGGACGAATGGCGTACTATGGAAAAGATCAAGAGCAAATACGTGTTTGGTCACTTAGAGCTTCCGTTGTTCTTTATGAATGCTATGGTACAGATGCCAGATCACGGAGAATTAAATGCTGAATTACTGAAAGGTCCCGATTATGTGTTCAGCGGGCACTTCCATAAACGTCAGAATAAGGGTAATATCTATTATATAGGTAATGCTTTTCCACATAACTTTGCTGATACATGGGATGATGCTAGAGGCATGATGACATTAGAATGGGGCAAAGAGCCGGAATTCATAGATTGGCCAGACTGCCCTAAGTTTCGTACTATCAAACTAAGTGAGCTTATTGACAAACAGGCAACTGTTATGAAAAGCAAAATGCATTTGAAAGTACATCTAGATATAGATATCAGTTTTGAAGAAGCTAATTTTATTAAAGACAAGTTCTATACCGATTACGATATAAGAGAGATCAGTCTTATACAGGAAAAGAATAGTCTAGAAAGTGCGATCGAAGATAATGTAGAAATTAAATTTGAAAGTGTTGATCAGATTGTTACCGAGCAATTAATTAACATCGAAAGTGAAACTATTGATAAAACAGTATTGTTAGAAATATATAGAAGTTTATGACATTCAAATTAAAAACAATTACCGTAAAAAACTTTATGAGCGTGGGTGCACAGACCCAAGCAGTGGCTTTTGACAAAGAACATCTTACCCTTGTTATGGGAGAAAACCTAGATCAAGGCGGAGGTGAAGGCGGAGAACGCAACGGTACAGGTAAGACTACTATTATTAATGCACTCAGCTATGCACTATATGGTCATATTATAAGATCAGAAGTCCGTAAAGAGAATCTAATTAATCTAATTAACGGTAAAGCTATGTTAGTTACTGTTGAGTTTGAGAAAAACGGTATAAAATACAAGATTGAACGAGGTCGTAAGCCCAATATACTAAGATTTTTCGTCAATGATGAAGAACAAAAGTCCGAAGATGTCGACGAAAGCCAAGGAGATAGCCGCGAAACACAAAAACATATAGAGAGTTTACTGTGTATGAGCCATACTATGTTCAAGCATTTAGTAGCATTAAACACCTATACAGAGCCTTTTTTAAGCCTAAAAGCAGGTGAACAGCGTGAGGTTATTGAACAATTACTGGGTATAACACTACTAAGCGAGAAGGCAGAGGTACTTAAAACTACCCTTAAAGAGACTAAAGATAACATACAGTCAGAGACATTTAAGATAGACGGAATTAAAAAAGCCAACGAAAATGTTCAGAAAAGCATTGAAAGTCTGGCACTCAAGAGTAGTGCTTGGAGCAATAAAAAAGACGAAGATCTTGTAAATTTAGCCAAAGCTATCGCAGATCTAGAAGCTGTTGATATAGAAAATGAGTTAATACAGCATGATAAATTAAAGTCTTATGATGAACAGGCTGCCAAGATCAAGAGCCTAAAGAAAGAAAGTGCTACTCTAGAAGCGGCACTGGGCCAGGCTGAAAAGACAGTTAAGAAATACGAAAAAGAACTAGCTACACTAAAAGATAAAAAGTGCCATGCCTGTGAACAAGAATTACAGGACCACAAACATGGAGAACTGTTCGAATCTGCTAGACGACATCTGGAAGAAGCGGGTACATATCTAGATACGATCAATGCTGATCTAATTAAAGTTAACGGTGAACTAGATAAGATAGGTGACATTAATGGACGACCTAATACCTATTATGAAACATTAACCGAAGCATTAGGACACAAAAACAACTTGGCCAATCTAGTAGCAGAACTAGAGAAACGTGCTGTAGAACAAAATCCATACGATGAACAGATAGAAGAACTTAAAAAGACTGCTATACAGGAAATCAGTTGGGATACTGTTAATACACTTATTAAATATAGAGACCATCAGGATTTCCTGTTAAAGTTATTGACAAATAAAGACAGTTTTATACGTAAGAAGATTATAGATCAAAACTTAACGTTCTTAAACAAGAGATTAGGATACTACGTAGATAGATTAGGGCTTCCCCATACAGTGGTATTCCAGAACGATCTCACTGTGGTAATAACACAACTAGGCAAAGATATCGATTTCTATAACCTTAGTAGGGGTGAGGGTAATCGTGTTATATTAGCGACTAGTTTTGCTTTCCGGGATGTATGGGAAAATCTGTATCAACCTATCAATTTGTTGTTTATTGATGAGTTATTAGATAACGGAACAGATGCTAGCGGTGTTGAAAAGAGTCTGTCAATACTTAAAAAGATGGGTAGAGAGCGTGACAAAAATGTATTTGTCATTAGCCACAGAGACGAATTATTAGGGCGTGTAGATAATATACTACGTGTGATTAAAGAAAACGGATTTACCAGTTATGAAAATAGCTCAGAACCGGTTTGACCAAGATATAGAGGACTAGTAAGATAAATGTATACGGACGAGTATGAAAGATTACATCAAGAGTATATCGCAAAGATGGTAGAATACCATAATGCCTATCTTGCTTACATACACGGAACAAAGAGTAAAGCTAAAAATCTCGAGATGAGACTAGTGTTGAAAGAGTTAAAAAAATTAAATGATGCACTAATCAAAGAATCTTACAGCGTTAAGAGGAAAAAGATCGAAGCGTACACTCATACGTATAACGGACAAAGGATAAACAGCGGAGACGCTAGTAGATTTCACAAGAATGCAATGGACACACCAGGGACAGATAGTTGAACAATTACCAGAAGACTGTGTGGGCTTTGTATATCTTATCACAAATATGCTGACGGGCAGGAAATACGTAGGCAAGAAATTAGCAAAATTTAGTAAAACGACCTATAAGACTGTAAAGTTAAAAAACGGCAAAAAGAAAAGACAAAAAATTAGAAGCAAAATAGACTCAGACTGGCAAGAATATTGGTCTAGTTCAGATGAACTTAAAAAAGATATAGTGTCTCTCGGAAAGGACAATTTTACAAGAGAAATACTACACTATTGTAAAAGCAAGGCACATACTAGTTATACAGAAGCAAGAGAACAATTTGAAAGACGTGTTCTCGAATCCACAGATTATTATAACGGACAGATATCTGTCCGGGTTCATGGCTCACACATCCTCAAGAAGTAAGCAGTAACGGCTCGCATTGGCCAATTTCGAATGCCCTAGACCTGGATCTCGGATCACAGGGACGGAAGACTCTCCGCTGTTTAGAGAGCACTCAACTACTACCCGCAAGGATGAAGATCGTAAATGTCACGATTTAGTTGTTTGAATACACGAAAATAGAACTGAAATGAGGGATAAAACCCAGGTCAACAGGCAGGATTGTATCTGTTTCGTTGATTGCCGCCGGATTAAGACGTAGCTAGTGGTACAGGCCGACCGCCACGGTAATGCTATAATACAATGTGACTTCCGTACTCGGATAATGTTTTTTTCTTAGCCCTTTCTGGGCTAAGTGTGACCATTGTATCTGGATAATATATCATCGCTTCGCTAGAAAAATGCTTCAAGCGATAGCGTAGAAGCAAGTGAACGCAGTTCACTTTACCTTATCTAACTAAATAATTCATAAACTCCTCCAAGGAAAAGATATGAAAATTTCTCAGTTAGTCCCGTTAAGTGAATATCAACAGCGTAAGCGTAAAACAAAAGGTAATACAAGAGCTAAAGGAAATAATGTAACTCCTGCTAATACTACCGTACCTCAGGGAAATCAGTATGCTGTCCCCGGAACAGCAACTACACCTAATGTAGTAGGAGGTGTACCTAATGCCAATCAGAAATTTCCATATCAACCTACAGATGCTACGCAGAATGGTGGTGCATATACTCAGAACCCAAATAAACCTGAAACAGGTGCTATGGGCAGGATGGCCAGCAATCTAAATCCTGATAGAAATCAACCTTCTAGTACAGGCGGAGTAACTACAACAACACCTACAGGATTAGTACACCAAGCCAATCCAAACAATCCTAATGTAGCAAAATCAGCAGAACAACCTCAGACACAGCCGGCTACTAATACTCAAACGCCGCCAGCTACAAATACTCAACCAGCACAGGCTAACAATCCACAACAACTGCAAGCGACTCCAGCCGAAGAGCCCAATGCAAACACAGGTAGTGCCTGGGATAAAGCAAAACAAATTGGTAGAGGAGTAGCAGGTGCTGCCACAGGTGTGATTAAAGGTGTAGGCGATGTAGCCAGTCAGGCTGCAGGTGGTGTTACACAGACTATAGGTGCTGCCGCAGGTGGATTAAAACATGGATGGGATGTATCTAAAGCAGGTGACAAATTTGGTCGTGCTTACGATAATATGCTAGCACAGAGCGGAACTGGTCCCGGAGGCATGCGGACTCCCAATGCTTACCAACAGGGTAAATCATATTCTAACGGTTATACCGGGGGTGCAGGTCAAGCTGGTGGTGCAGGTCAAGCTGGCGGTGCCGACGAAGTTGAACAATTAAAGAACGATCTACGACAGATAGATCTAAGGCTACAGCGTAAAGGGATTTAAAAGAACGGCATCTTGGTGTCTTTGGTAATCTCTAGATTAGCTTCTACCAGTTTCGATATCAGTCCTCGACTTTCATAGTCCAATTGATAAGCTTCTTCAAGGGTGATTCCTCCCCTCATAAACCAACAGATCCTAAGTATTTCGCTTTTTAAGGCTTTTGAATCTTCCTCCATCTCTTTAACTAATTCTTCGATTTCGGAAATAGTTAGACTCAAAAGCCTTGCTCGAAAAAATCACTATTATTAAAACCTATAGGAATTTCATAAGTTGCGGGTGCACCGGCTGCCTGTTGTTCTTCAGTGCTGTGTGCAGTCAATGGTTTTAATTCATTGGCTTTTTTAAGTTCGTCTAGATGATTTTTAATCGTATCAAAAACAGTTTTGTCTGAATTGGCTATAAATTCCTTGATATGATTTTTATCAGTAACATCTCCCGCAGGTGTAGTCACTTGGAAAATGCTGTCACTGATAAGATCCACAGTGACCTGTGTTAGATTGTTGAAACTGGTACTAAACATTGATAATTTTTGATCATCTGATATTTTATCATCGTTGACCATGTTCATGATACGCTGTGTTTCAAATGCTTTCATGCTGGTCTGGCTCATGTGTTTATAAGTCAACGGTCTCACCAACACAGTAATATCATCAGATATTTTAATTGATTCTTCCCAAGTGACATTTGATAATTTTTGATCTAGCAAGATCCTAAGATCGACTTCGTATTCTATGTCTTCGTTTACTACGGGAATCTTGACTTTTACAGTCATGCGTTCTCCATAGGTAGCCAATCTAATAGCTATTAATACTGTATCTAGATCCAGTACAGGCATAGCCCAGGCGTTCTTGATAGAAGGTACACAGCTATGTACAACATCGACGATAGCCTGCCCGTTTAATAATGCATCAGGAGTCTTGAAAAGTAACTCATCTTTGGCAGTCATTGAATAGACCGGTAGTTCTCCGCTTTCTGGAATATCTATGCTTTTTGGAGGCCAATAAGTTCCACCAGTAGGTAACTTTATGTAGATCTTTGGCTGCCTCATAAAATTTGCCAGGGGATTTGATTTAGCGATAGGTTGCATGTTTTTTCCTCAATAAATAAAAGACTATAGTATCAGTATGATATTTATATACGCACAGAATGGTGATCTAATCTATGAATCCAGCAACCGAAGCTACACTAGCAGAACTACTTGAAATTGCCAAGACTATGGGCAAGGACACAGAGAAGATGCGTAAAATCTTTGAAGAGTTCAAGAAGACCGGAGGTATAGGCGGTGGTGGAGGAAGTGTAGGCGGAGCGATGGGTGGTATAGCAACAGCCGCTGAATCTGTAGTCAAAGTGTTTAATCCTCTAAGCATGGTAGCTGGATTACTTAAAGGTGCATTTGATATATTAAGTAACGTAGTCGCTGGGGTATCAAATGTATTAGGCCTGTTAATAGGTGATATCGCTAAAACCGCTGTTAATCTAGCAGAATTTAGTGCCAAGGCAGTAGCAGGTAAAGCCAAAGTCAGTGACTTTGTAGATGCCTTTAGAGATTTACCTTTTATGCTAGGTACGTTGGCCAGCATAGTCGCTGATTTAGTTAGATATCTTGAAGGACTGCTAGAGCAATATAAAACGATGACAAACGTCGGTGCTAGCTTTACAGGTAGCATATCTGAAATGAGAATTAGTGCGGCCCGTGCTCAAATGAGCATGGAGGCATTTACAAAAGTAGTTTCAGAAAACTCGGAAATTTTTGCTAATATGGGCGGAAATGTACAGCGTGGTATTGATCAATTTGTAAATGCACAAGGTGCACTTATGGGACCTGGCAGCAAATATTCAGATGCTATCCTAGGACTAGGAGTTAGTGCTGACGAAGCTAGCAAATATCTCGTGTCGATAATGAGAGGACAAGGTGCTAGGACTGCGGCAGGTATGGCTGATGCAGATAAATTAGCTAGATACACGGCCCAATATATTATAGAATTAGATACACTTAGCAAAGTTACGGGTCTAAGAAGAGATCAGATCGATGCCGAAGTTAAAAAAGCTGAGGAAGAAGAAGCCTGGAAAATCTTCATGGATAGTTTAATACCCGACGAAGCGGCTAAACTAAAGACGATGCTGGCCATCGCAAGAACATACAATGGACAAGGAGCGGTAGACCAACTTAAAGCCAGTGTTAGGGGATTAGATGCACCGTTGACACAGTCCGCAGAAAGATTAGCTGTAGCTACAGGAGGTGTTAGTTTACAGGGAGACAAACTTAGAAATATATTGTTTAATAGTTCTATCGATGTAACTCAAGCAGGTAAAATGTTTACAAATTCTCAAATAGGAATGGCTGTACAGGCACAGAATTTCCAAAAAAGTATGGGTAGCATAGGAATGGCAGCCGGAGTAGGTGCAGATTTTCTTACTAGAGAACAGAACGAAACTGCGAGAAAACTAATGGCTGCTGGCGGTAGTGTTGACAAGATGATAGAGTTAGCTAAACAACAACAGGCTGAACAAGAGAAAGGTGATGCCGCTCGATTAGCAAGGATGAATCAATCGATCACTAATCTCGGTAATCAGTTAGGTCTAGCTATATTACCTTTGATAATAGAAATCACTAACAAACTATTGCCAGTAATACAAAAAATGATGTTTGCATTTATGGATTTTATAGATTGGTTATTGAATGATCCCGAATTACACCGGGTGATAAAATCTGTAATAAACTGGTTTGCTGGAGCATTCGCTGAATTACAAGGTGCATGGCAAGAGGGTGGATTTGCTTTAGCTTTGCGTAGATTGATCGAAGTAGCTATAGAAGGAATACACGAATTATGGACTGTTATAGGCCCTCCTATAAAGGAAGGTTTCCATGCTATTTGGAAAGAAGTCAAACCAGCATTGCTAGAGA